CCTAGCGTTGGCAAATCCCCTGACAGTTGGCTGCCGGCATCAACAATGTTTCTATACCCTATGAGTATGGAATTGTAATAAATGTTGTCATGATGCTCTGTTGAAATACTTGATACAGCTTTTATAATGTCTGCTGAATTTATACTATCTAGCTCATTATATGAAATTTTATCCTTCCCAATTATGTGCTTTATAAGTGAGTTGTCTGACACCCATATGTTTGGTTCTTCTCTGGATACTTGATTCCTGGCATATCTAACTAGTGTATCACTTAAATTCTTTTCTCTATCCCCTTTAAACAATCCGTAAGACATAGATGATACAAGATGTCCAACTGTACATGACTCAGACAGAGGAAAATATTGCACTTCTTGAACCCATTGAGTTTCACCAAGTCCTCTCATTGCTCTGTATGTAGACCTTGTTATCATCTGAACCTTTATATTTGTTGCCTCAACAATGTCACTCAACTCATCAGATATCAATGAGTTTGATAAGAATTTTGACTGAACATCTGTTGGTATACCCATCTCATTCATTTTCTTTAGATCAGAAAAATTGGGGATGAACATTTCACCAAGAATATTTGCTTCACAAGGTCCTCCTAACTGAGACAACCTATAACCATTAACTTTGTATGATGGCCACCTGTTGTACTGATCACAATATATGCAATTTAAGATAATGGCTAGGCTAGTAGCTGAAAACAAAGATACTCCCTGTCTTACACATGCTATTGCTTGTTCAATAGGTTGCCTAGAATCCTTGTATAATGATTCACCTGATGATACTTGAATGCCAGCAAAAAGTTGTTTTAGCTCAGGGCATATCAAACCTCTTGGCAAAGCAAAAGTGCTATGAAACTCTGCAAGCTTTGTGGTAGGCACTGTCTTGAATTTGTTCAATATTTGACCACCAATGTATAGTATTTTATACAAGGTATTCATGAATACACTAGACATTTCAGTTAAATTTCTTGTTACTTCAGGGAATATCAACAAACTGTCATCATTCGTAACAAGAGCTCTATGGCCTGTTGAAAATGACATTTCTGTTGTAAGATCTAAAAGAGTATCATGAAGCATTGTGCTAGCAATAGATGAAAACATTCCTAAAGCCCCTTGGTACATCCCAAATTTCTGTAACATATAATTAGGCATCTTTGTAGTTCTGTAATATTCCATAATTGATGTGGCTAGTTGCCCATACACTGAATCGGGGTTATGCTGCTTTATGGTTTGTAAGCCTCCTGATTTTATTATGAATTCATATAATTCATGGGGTACTTTTGCCAATTTATTTTCCATTAGTCTAGTTGACTCAGCAAGAAGCTCATATGTTGTTATTGTAGAGTAATCATCATTTGAATTGCTTGAAAATGACAATGCAAAAGCCACTATTCTAGACTTTGACATGATTTGATTGGGCCCAAATCTTGAACAATCTGCAGAAATGTATA